GCATATGATAGACATTACTCTTGAAGCATATTGGGTTTACTATAAAGAGCTAGATGATAGTGAGAGACGAATGAGAGACATTTCTCTTTTTGTGCATGGGTACGTTAGTAAACATATTCAAGATAAATTATTTTCTTGACAGGATTTTGCTCCCTCGTATAATCAGCTATGCTGACATAGCAAATCCTACGGCAACGATCAAAACATTGTTTTGTTTTTATAGTCTTTCTGAATGGATAAACTAAAATAAATAAAAAAATATCTTAGTCTTTATAGTACTGCAATACAGTATATCTATGCAGTATAGTACTGCATAGATAGAATTTTTTATATTTTAATTTTGCAAATCATCAAAATAATCTATTACATCTTGACAAACTTGCTCATCTTGTTCGCATTCATGTCTTAGATTTATTCTAGATTGTTTGTTAGATGCGTCTCCAAGAAAAGCGTCTAACATTTCTTCTGTGATTTCTCTTTTCATTTACTACTCCTATAAATTTAATTGACTAAGATTATCTAAACCTAGCTCATCTGCTATTATGTATCTAATCTCAGTATAACAATCATCACAAAGTAATTTCTCTGATATGTTGTTTTTCATATCCTCTTTATTGCCATGATTGGATTTACATTTATCGCATTTAACTTGCATCTTTCTCTCCTATTTCTCGTCTTGATATATTCTATTAGCTAGAATAGATACAGTTCGACCAACTGGTCTCTGTCCTGACTCGTAGTACGTTATCATTCTAATTGTTATTCCTAACATTTCTGCGAACTCTTTTTGAGTGTATTGCAGTTCTGTTCTGATAGTTTTAAATTGCTCTTTTGTTAATTGCATGGTACTTTCTCCTTACCTTTGCTAGGTTAAGGCGTTGCAATTTCATGTTTTGCAACGCCTATTTTTTGTTATTCGTTGGCTCTAAAATAAACTTCTTCTTCGCTTATCTGTACCCAACAATCTGTACTCATTGTTGAAGTTTTAACTAATACCTCAACAACATCTTCTGTTATATTTCTGCAAGCTATCCCTCTTGACTGAAAGAAAGCTATACAGTCTTCTATTGTTTGTTTGTCCAATGTGCAGTCCTTTCTCTTATTGTTGTTTGGCATAAGCTATTACAAGAAAGTCCATGTCCTGTAAGTTCTCAGCCTCTTTACTTGGTACATACTTGGCTAACTCTTTGTGAGATTTACCACCAAACCACGCAGTACCATCTTTAGTTGTCATAGGTTGCCAACCCTCTTTTTTCAGCAGTTCTAATTGCTCTTTTGTTAAAAACATTTTAGTTCCTTTCTTTGCTAGTTATTATTTCAAGTATGCTCTCAGCAAGTTCTAATCTGCCTCGAGAAATATCTGCAGTTCCATCAGTTATAGTTGTATAATGATGTTCTTCGTTGATCTCAATTTCTGTAGTAACAAGATCAATTATTTTTTGTTGTTGTTCTTTAGTCATGCTTTTCTCCTATGTTAGTTATAAAGATCTTTTGTTTTATATATTACGTTCCATATGGTGTATTCTTTGCTTATTGGGTTTATTACTGAGAAAGTAACAAACAAGCCAAGAATGAATATTATAATATATTCTGCTATTTCTTTTTTAGTCATTGTTAGCCTCAATAAATTCTTTGTTATTGTTAAATATCTTAGTAAAAAACTTTTTAGAAATATCTTTATCTATTCCTTTAATAGTAAAGTTTTTTCCTCTGCCTTTTACTTGATAACACCCTAATAAAATAGGTTGACCATGTTTTGAATCATAATCCAAGTTACCAAATCCGTTTACCTCTGTTGTTTTGTGAGTGTAAAACAAGTTTATAATTGTTGGTCTGCTTTGCATATTTGCAAGGCAAGTGCTTAAATCATAATGTCTTGACCATTCGCCACGATTTCCTAATTCTACTGCAAGAAATGTAAATCCGTTGCTTAAGTGCCAATCATAGTTTTTATTGTTAGTCATGTTATAGTCCTTTCTATTACTAGGTTATGAGCTTCTTATAGCTCTTATACTGCAGGTCTATTCCTGCAGTACGAGAGTAATAAGTTAGTGAGTTTTAAATATTATTTGTTTGTCATTACTTGCCCAACATAGACCACAAGCACCACAATTTGGGGTCTTGTCTTCTTGCACTGGACACAATATAGATTTACCTTTTATAGGTTTAACAACATCGTAACTGTTAGCTGAAAATTGATTATCTAGATCATTACTAAACCTTATTGAAAATCTCTCTTTATGAATGTTTCTTAAGAATGAAATAGTACTAGCTATGTTTCTAGATTGCTCATACTTAGATTTGATATTGTTAGCCGTATAACCATAAATAGCTATGTTTGGAAAATCTTTTAAAATCATATCCCAAAACATAACATAAGATACGGAAAAGAAATCACCTAATATATGCAATCTTATTAATGCTTTCTTGCCGTTTAAGTTTTTAATATCCTCGTATATTCTGTTTTTAAGCAATTGCTCATCCTTGGCACTCATACGATGAGCAAAAGGCATATTATTGCCGTAGCAAGTTTCCCAATGGAAACAATCTTTGGGGCAAGTTTCTCTTTCTGTTAATGTTAAAGTAAGAAATTTATAGTCTTTAAATTTACCTTTTAAAACTTTCTTTCCTAGCTTTGCGTTAGTGCTAGGTTTCAAAACTTTAAATTTATAATCTTTTAAATTATGAATGTTCTTTTTATATATTGTAGTTGTTAACATGTTTTATCCTTTTGCTAGGTTATGAGCTTGTAGCTCCCGCTAGTCTTGACTATGCAAGACTAACAAGAGTAACAAGATTTATTTCTTAGGTTTATTCCAACTGTAATATAATTGAGATTCGTTATAACCAATAACAAAACCTAGTAACTCTTCTTTTGAGTTAAACCTTTTAATATCTGCGTGATATTGAGAGTAACCAAGGTTAATAGAATACTTATTAAAACTTATTCCTTTTTCTTGAATAGTTTCCTTGCTTATATAGTTGTATCCATCCCGCATTAATAACCTAGTAAATATTTTACATTGGTTTGCGTAATAATATTTGTTATTGCCTTTTAAAACAAAGTTAATGTTTTCTTTGTTTCTTTTAAACTCTTCTTCATTAAGTTTAATTATACTTGGTAAGTTATCTTTTAGTTTATTTAAGTTAAGTTTTAGAGTGTTAGTATTAGTCATTAGTTTTGCCTTTCTGCTAAGTTAATAAATATAAGCATATAGAAATAATTTCTATTATCAAGAAAAAAATAACAAGTAAAAACAAAGACATAACAAAATAGTTTGTAAGTTGTATATATAATATGGTAATGATTTGTATATAAAAGAGAGAAGAATATCACAAACAATAAACGCTGAGTTGAGACAATCTTGCACGGCAAATAATAAAACATGAAAATCAAAACAAAAAAAGCAATAATAAAAAAGTATGCAGTTTGGCAAGGCATAGGGGGGATAATAATTAAGGCATCATGCCCAGTCAGGCGTGCCACATTATATATCAATTAATAGGTAGTTCCACACACACATGATAAGCAAAGCAAAACAAGAGCACATCATAGCATCCATTACAGACGGACACAGCCTAGTAAAGGCTTGTCAAGATGCAAAGGTTAGTCGTGCTACGTTATATCGCCATATGAGCAAAGATGCTGACCTAGATGCTAATGTTAAGACTGCACAGAGACAGGCTGCTGAGAAAGCACTGGAAGAGCTAGAGGATATGTACGGAGATGCGTTGCATGGTCGTAAGAGTTACGATCCTAATTTATTGAGAGACTATGGACATCATGTACGTTGGAAGGTGCAAAAGATATTACCAGAGAGATTCGGAGAAGCTAAGAACAGAACTGGCGTTGAAATCAGTGATGGTTCATTGAAGATAGTTTGGGAGACTGGTTCCGAGGATGCAGGTTAAGATACCATATAAGCCTAGAGACTTACAGGCTGAGATGCACAAAGACCTGAAGAGGTGGAATGTGCTGGTTATGCACAGACGATTTGGTAAAACTGTATTTGCTGTCAATCATATGATTAAACACGTGCTTACTTGTCCATTGCCAAGACCAAGAGTTGCGTTGGTTGCTCCTACGTTTACCCAGGCTAAGAGGATTAGCTGGGATTATGTAAAGTATTATGCTGGTGTGATACCAGGCGTGACGTTTAACGAGACTGAACTTAGGGCAGACTTTCCGAATAATGGTAGGATTATGTTATTGTCAGGTGAAAACCCTGATGCGTTGAGAGGAATATACTTAGACTTGTGTGTGTTTGATGAGTATGGGATGCAGAATCCTAGGGTATGGGGGGAGGTTGTAAGACCAGCACTATCCGACAGAGAGGGTGCAGCCATATTTTTAGGTACACCAGCAGGTCATAATCATTTTTTTGATATACTGCAGCAGGCAAAAGAGCAAGGTGAAGAAGGGTCCGATCAGTGGGATTGGAAGATTGCCAAGGCTAGTGAGACTAATCTTGTAAAAGATGAGGAACTTGAAGCTGCTAAGTTGCAAATGACACCTGAGCAGTATGAACAAGAGTATGAGTGTTCGTTTACTGCTGCTATTATTGGTGCGTACTATGGCAAGTTATTGGCTGAGGCTGATGACAATGGCAAGATTACCAGGGTTCCATATGACCCAGCGTTGCCAGTTCACACTGCATGGGATCTAGGCATCAACGATAGTACAGCTATTTGGTTTGCACAGGTTTACAGAGGGGGTGCTGTTAATGTTATTGACTATTATGAGAATAGTGGCGTTGGTTTGGACCATTACGCTGAAGTATTGCGAAAGAAAGATTATCACTGGGGAGATCATCTTGCTCCACATGATATTGAAGTTCGAGAACTGGGTAGTGGGAAATCGAGATTAGAGACTGCTTTTAGTTTGGGGATACGTTTTAAGGTAATACCTAGAATGAAAATTGCAGATGGGATCAATGCTGCTAGGATGATAATACCTAAATGTTACTTTGATAGAGACAAATGTGCAGAGGGATTGGAAATGTTGCGACAGTATAGGCAGGAATGGGATGAAAAGAAAAAGATATTCCGAGATCAGCCAAGACATGACTTTACGAGTCACGCTGCTGATGCTTTTAGATATTTAGCTGTTGGGTTGGAGAATCGTACTGTAATGACGAAACCACCACAATCGGTGGCAGTAAATGAGTACAATCCGTTTACGTTATGATGTATGGGCAGGACTATGAAGATGCACTAGAAATGGTGCAGTATAGTGAGCATCATAGGAACTGGTCGCATGAGATGATACAGAAATATATTGAAAAACCTTTATCTATAAGACAGTATAAGATTATGAGAGATGATTTACACGAGCCATTGATGTTTGCTACATGGGCATTTCCTAGTAATGAGC